TTTTTTAATTAAAAAATATAACACACCAGCAGATACCAGTTTGCTGATTTAAACGTTTGGGGTAGAATATGGATTTAGGTGACATTGCTAAGGGCGTAAAAAACGCTGCCCCAAAGTTAGAGGATGTCGCTAAAGACGCTATGGCTTGGGTAACACAAGCAGATAAGAGAACTAAGGCCCACGAGACTTACCTCAGTAGAATAAAAGATTTAAGAAACGAAATAAGTGATGCATTCTTCGTGGAAGACGCTTCTGGAGGAGACTTTGAAAAGTTAAGAGGTATCTACCGCAGCGACCTATCAAAGATGGCTAAAAATCTAGAATTACCAAAAACATTAAAAACTAGTATAAGTGAAGAGGCACATTATCTTGACCAAGCAGGAAGTCCTTATGAAGCTAACTTCGATATGCATACCATACTTAGTGATTACCACAATAGAATTGCTAAATTACCCCCTAATGAAAAAAAGCAATTTGATACTCTTGTAGACCTTTACAAAGGAGGCCCATTTCCAGTTGGCGGTTCTCTTGACTTTGCCTCCGGAGCATTAACCCACCTCAGGAAACTAGACCCGACTCAACAGGATACTTTCCTGAAGATGCTTCCTGACTGGGAGCAATCACTTGATGACTTAGAAGTAGCAGCGAGGTTATTATAATGGACTTTATGGATATAGCAAAGGGTGCGGAGAAAGCTGTACCTAAATTAGCCGATGTGGCAAAAGACTCTATGGACTGGGTTAAAAAATCCGAGAAACAACAAAAAAAACATTCTGCTTTAATTGACAACGCACGTTCGTTACATAAAGATTTAGAAGCAGAAGCAAATAATTATTTTAATGCCGAACCTACTGCTCAAGATAAGCATTTAGATAATTTTATTGATGTTAAAGAGGTTTACGTAGATGATATATATAATTTAAATTCTGTTTTAAAACCACCTAAAAGTATAAAAGATTATATTGACTACGAAATAGAAGATATGTCAATGGCAGGAACTCCTGATGCTGTAGTACACTGGAATAACCCATTAGATATATTAAATGACTATTCTAAAGTTGTATCACATCTACACCCTACAGATAAAAAACAGTTTGATTTTATATATGAAAATTTTGAAACAAACAAAATATTACCAAATAAAATAGATGCCGCAAAAACTATATTTACGGATGTAAAAAAAATGGATAAAGTACATCAGGAAAACTTTCTTGCTCTACTACCAGGCTGGACTGGAACTTTAGATGAACTATATGTTACAGCGAGGATGTTATAATGGCTGAGAATAATCCAAAGTGGGATGAATACATCCTCTGGCTTGCGACCCCTGAACACGAACGAGGAACTATCGCAAACGAAGAACAGTGGGCTAAGGCTAACGGCTTTGCCGATGCTAGAACTACAAGACGCTGGAAAAAGAATCCAGACTTCCTTGAACGCCAGATGACCCTGACAAAGACTCTTACAGCAAAGGTTGGAGCAGTTGCGATATTTGAAGATGATGAGTCAACTATTAATGGTGAAGAGAGAGACTATCGCGTTGTTAAAAGCAAGTTGATTGAATCTGCCAAGACTGGTAATCTAAAAGCACAAGAACTCTTTATGAAGATTTATGGTAAGACTTGGGTAGATGAAGAACAGGCAAGCCGAGTATCGGATTTCGGTAATATGGATACAGAAGAGTTAGTGGCTAAGGCGGCGCTAGCCGTGAATGTGGATATACTTGTAAAGCACTTGGTTGAACTCGGTTACAAAGTGGAAGCACCTACGGTATAAATTATGATGCTACTACACGCCTTCCAAGAAAGACAAAACAAAGATAAGAACCTTCACTTACGCAATTGGTTAGGTTACCCTGTTGATGATAACAGAGACGTACACGAAGACGGTTCATATATTGCTTGTCACTGCGGTGGTAGAATTGTTCCTTTAAGTAAACTAGATACAGGTGAATTTGATGTTGCTGCTATTTGGCATAAGCGTTCGTTTAGGGAGCTAGATGAGTCTGAATGAAAATAGGAAACAACAAGAGCTAAATAAATTTTTAGTAGAACTTGAATGGCGTAGATGCTATCAGGATGAAGAATACTTTCTAAGTAACTACGTATACATCCCTGCTGAAAAAGACCCTCGCGGTCGTGTCAAGTTTGACCTATTTGATTATCAGATTGAATTACTTAATCTATTTAAATCTAATCGCTTCGTTACAGCTCTCAAGGCTCGTCAGTTAGGTTATACCACACTGGCTATGGCACACTCACTCTGGCTTGCTTTCTTCAGACCCGGTGCTAATATTCTTATTGTATCTCGTAACCAAAAGTCCGCAAATAAAAACCTTGCCCAAGCCCGTCTTGCTTACCAGTTCCTTCCACAATGGTTAAAAGAAAGAGCCCCTAAACTTATCTCGGATTCTACTGATGGTATGACCTTTGAATTCAATGACGGTATGTTATCTAAACTTAAATCATCCGCAGCCACTGAAGGCGTTTTCGCGGGTGAAACTGCTTCCCTGGTTATTCTGGACGAGGCAGGTCTTGTAGAGCCCGCTAGTCGCCAGGAAGACGTGTTTAGAACCCTTATGCCTACGACTGATGCTGGTGGTTCTATGATTAAGATTTCTACTTCTAGAGGTGGTTACAACAGATTTGCTAAAACTTATAAAGCAGCTAAAAGAGGTGAGTCTCAATTCGTTGCGTTCTTTAGACCTTGGTCAGTATCTCCCTTTATGCAGTGTAGTAATGAGTGCGATTGGTGTTCAGGACCTAAAGGAACTAAAACTCCTTGTGCTTCTAAGTACGATTTAAAACGTAGAGACTTTGCGGATGAACCTTGGCGTTTTTATCAAGAATATCCTAGAGATGATGAAGAAGCATTTAGAGAATCAGGTCGTCCTCGCTTTACTGGATTACCATTAGAACAAGACTTTGTAGACTTTCCTATCAGAGGTAACTTTGTTTGGAAGAATGATGATATTATTGACTTCGAGTTTGATGAAACAGGTCCATTAAGACTTGCTACTTTAGATGTAGACCCTACAGCCTTCTACGTAATCGGTGGTGACCCTGCTACTGGTCAAGGTAAGGACTACTCAACTGCTCACATTATGACTTTTGATGAAGAGAAACGAGCAATCATTATAGGATACTACCACAGTAATGTTATTTCTCCAACTGAATACGCTGCTGACTTAGATAAAGCAGGAAGATACTTTAACGGTAGGTCTTGGGCTGCTTTGCTAGCAATCGAAAATCAGGGCTCACAGGGTAGTTTACCCATAAACGAACTCCACCGACACCTTGACTACCCAAATGCCTATATTTATCAAACAATTGGCTCTAAAACACGCAATAAAACGAGACTTTTCGAGTTCCCTATGACCTCTGACAGAAGAAAAGCAGTTATCGATAGATTGGCTAAGTACCTTGTATTCACAGATGGTGAGTGTTCTATTGATAACGTCTATCCTTTACTTAGAATGGAACTAGGACAGTTCGTAACCCAAGAGACTGCCAACGGAAACGTTCGTTATGCTGCTGATATCGGTTGTCACGACGACTTAATTATGTCATTAGCTATATCCCTATGGATACTTGTAGAAGAGTACCAACTTTCCTCCCCACAACAGGCTATAGTTGAGGATAATACTTGGCAAGAGACTGGTCGTTTCAGTGTTAAGTTTATCCAAGAAGCACGAGAACGTAAGATGCTCGAGATGGAAGAACAGCAACAACAGTTAGATGAAGTGTTCTACATTAATAACGATTATTTGAGAGGAATGTAATGGAAGATAAGAAACAAAAAGGCTACTCGCTTAAAGATAAGCAAGCCGTACTTCGTGATGCTAGCAGGAGATTAGAGCCTGTACACAATCACTGGCGTATGCTTGAAGCACTTTACCGCACAGGTGCTCAACGTGAACTAACAATGCTTGATGTTAATCGCATTCTCCCATTCCCAGTATCTGGAGCATTCCTTCGTACTGTTAATATGGTTCTTCCTCACCTATCAATGATTGTAAACTCTGTTGTATCAAGAGACCCTAAGTTCGTAGTAACACCTGTTGGTGGAGATATCAATACTGTAGAACGTAACGCTATGATTGCTAAAAACATTCTTGACTATTTCTGGAAGAGAACAGAAGCCACCGCTACTCTACGGGATATCACCCAGGATATGGTTATCCTTGGAAACGGATTCGGTAAAGTGGGTTGGTCATATTCTGAATCTACTATTGATAAGACTAAAGGTGAAGTTGGCATTGAGGTTACAGACCTAGTTTCAGCAGCTCAAGAGGTTGCTCAAGAGTCTGGTATGCCTTTAGACCAAAATACAATTAATGAGATTGTTGAATCAGTTACTCTTACACAAAATCTGGTTGAACTAGATGAGCCTTTTTTGGAATATGTCTCACCATATGATATGTTCTTGCCGGCTGATGCTCGTAGATTAAATACTTCTCGTTGGGTAGCACAGAAGATTAGAATTCCTATTGAAGAACTTAAAGCAAATACTTTATTTAATAAAGCTGCTTTAGAGAATATTAAACCTGATACAGGTTATACTGACCCTGCAACTATTATGCAGTACGAACAAACTGAACAAGCACTTCCTGCTATCTTTACACACGCTACAATCTATGAATTCTACGATATGAAAGAAAGAACTATCTCTATCTTCCAATTAGATTCTGAAGTAGAGTTATTTGAAGGACCAATTCCTTACGACCACAGATACTCACCATTCGTTCATATGAGAAACTTCTCTGACGGTGGTAATACTATCTGGGCATTCGGTGACCTTGAGAACATTGCTGGTATTCAGTTGATGATTAACGAAATTATTCACGCAGAACTTAACGACCTAAAGCGTGTTGGTAACAAGTACTTTATTAACAAGAAGATACTAACACCAGAAGTAACTAAAGCACTTCAAGACAACAAGGCTGACGGTGTAATTCCTATCGACCTACCAAACAATATGACATTCAATGATGTTATGCAACCTGTAACTCGTTTAGCAACACCTTCTGATAACTATATGATGGAAGGTAAACTCCAGGACTATATGCAGAGACTTCTTGGTATCTCTGATTTCCAGATGGGTAACGCACAAGCTGCTAACAGAGTATCTGCTACAGCATCCGCTGCTATTGAAGGAGCATCTACAACAAGAGCACTTGATAAGATGACTAACGTTGAGAACGCTTCTAAAGAAATTGCTATTAGAATGCTTGCTCTATGCCAACAGTTCTTAGATAACTCAAGAGCAATTCGTATTGCCGGACCAGCCGCACCAACTTGGTTACAAGTAACTGAGGAAGATATTGAAGGAGAGTTCTACATTGAAATCGAAGGTGGTTCTACCTCTGCTATCAACCCTGCTACAAGACAACGTCAAGGACAAGAATTATTAATGCAGATTGTTCCTATGTTAAGTAAACTTGGTTACGACCCAGAACCTACTATCAGAACTGCTCTATCATATATGGGATTAAACCCAGACAATATTCTGGTTAAGGTTCAACAACCACCAATGCCACCTCAGGGTCAAGCTCCTCAAGGACAGATGCCAGAGGGTGCGCCACAGGTTCAACCGCAACCAGACCAAAATTCCGCTATGCTCCAGCAACTGTTGAGTATGGGTGGAAGTCCAGTCCCACTAGCAACGGAAGGAGGAATAGGATGAAGATGAATCCAAAAGCCGAAGCACTTAATGCTATGGCAGAAGAAGGCGGTAATTACAAAGAGCCAATGAATAAATCAGAAGACAATGCAGAAGATATGACAGAAGGCGAAAGCGAAAGTGCTGTCAAATGTAACTGTGGTTGTGATGTAGTTTGTAAAGACTGCCAGCAAGCACCAGAAGATTGTAACTGTAATGAATAGTAAACTAGAAACCATACTTACATTTATAGGCTTAATGCTTATAGGTATAGGCGGTTTGCTATTTGTATATACTTCTACTCATAATACCCAGTCTACTGACTCTGATTATATTAAAGTATTAAAGAAAGAAACTGGCTTCCAAGTAAAAGAAACATTTATAAATACATATAGCATTAAAAGAGATATTATAACTATTGACAATAATAGAGTTTTAGAACCCAACGAAGAGCAGTCTATATCACTTTATATACTAGCATCCGCTGTAAGCGCTTGCCAGACTAAAGATATTGAAGTGGTTACTATAGATTACTTGATAGATGGAAAACTATTATCAACTGTCAGTATAGCCTGTAAAGACCTGAATCAAAAACTAACCGGTATTCAAGCGGCTTAAATAGGGTGGGGAGGAAAAACTCCCCATCTTGTGCTATATATAGAGGGATATTTCCGTATCCCAACGAACAAGCATACTGATGAACCCACGCCGTGGACAATCTAGGTAGCATTCGGACTAGTTAGGGAGAATATATGTCAGATGAATTAAAAGAAATAATCGCAAACGCCGCAACTGAATTGAACCCAGAAGCCCTGGATAATCAGGAAGGAGCGGACAATACAGAAGAATTAGAAGAATATTTATTCGAAGACGAAGAAGTTGATAGTGAAGTCGAAGACGACGGACTTGATGACTTACTAGACGAGGATGATGAAGACGAAGATTCCGATGAAGATGAAACAGAAGATTCTACTGACAGCGATGGAGAGAAATACTCTGTTAAGGTAGATGGTCAGAAGTTCGAGGTTACACTCGATGAACTTAAGTCAGGATACCAACGCCAAGCAGATTACACCCGTGAGAAGCAGGCGCTTAAAGCCGATATCGAAAAGGTAGAGGCAGTGAAGCAGGAATTTTCAGAACAGTTTGAAGCTCTTACAGAACTTGATACTGCTTGGAATGATAACCCAGTTGGTGTTATTTCCCACTTCGTACAAAGCACAGAGAACCCCACTCAAGCCATCGCATTGTTAATACGTGATTTAGCGGCAGACAATGTATTGGACCGTCAGTTCTTAGATATGTTTGGTATTACTCCAGACATTCAAAACGAATGGCGTAGACAAAGTGAGATTGATAAACTTCAGGCTCAGAATTCAAAAGTTACTTCTTCTAAAGAGAAGGAATTTGAGGATGCTAGACTAGAGTTAGATATCCAGAAAGCCATTGCTGAATATGATAGTCAAATTGACTCAATCATTGAAAGCGAAGGTTTAGAATTCAATACAAAGCAAAGAGCAGCATTCCGTCAGGAACTTGCTTCTTACGCTTCTGAAAACGATTTAACAAATCTTAATACTGCTTACAAAGCATTTAAGTATGAAGAGTCAAAAACAAAACAAAAAATCGCTAAACGAACAATCGAAAAAGCGAAAGCAAAAAAGGCTACAAACGTAGTCTCCCGTTCTGGAGCTGGAGAAGGTTCTCCAATGACAGATGGAACTGACTTAAACGCATTAATACGCCAGGCTATGAAAGAATCTGGCAACTAATATTCTTGCGGTTTAGTCAAAAACTAACTATGCCAATACTACAATTACTTAGGAGGTAATACTATGGCCGCACTCGGTGATGCATTCTTCGTGCAAACCTTTACAACAACACTACAAAGATATGAGAAGACTCTCGTTGATAACGTTCTTAAAGAGCACCCAACACTAGAACTCTTCAAATCATCTGCTAAATCAATTACAGGACGTGGATTGGTTATTCCTCTACGTGCTGCTAACCTTGGAGCAACTGGTTATACAGATGCTGCTGGTACACACTCAACCGCTAAGTCAGCGGATATTATGGGTTCTGCTGTCTTTGACTGGGCATCAGGAATCATTACACCATTTAGACTTAACCACAGAGACATCCTTCAGAACTCAGGTCCTGAACAAATCGTTAACCTTGTTGAATCTTATGTGACAGCTGCTCAGGCAGACCACTCACTCTTCATCACTAACGAACTCCACAAACTAGGCTCTGCTTGGTCAACTGGAAAGCTTATCTCTATGGATATGCTAGTATCAAACTCTGACAAGTTGTCAACTACTTCTGCTCGTACCGTTGGTGGTATTCGTGGTGGAGTTTCAACTAAGTCTGTAACTAACTTCGCACTTACATCTAACGTAGCAACACTTACAGTGGGAGCTAACGATTATATTGTTGGTGACTCAGTTGTAGTTGCTAGCGTTGCTGATACAACATTCAACGGTACATTCGTACTTACAGCTGTTGCTGCTACAACAATCTCTTATGCTAAGACAGCATCAAACGTTGCTTCTACCGCTGCTACAGCAGGTACAGTAGTCGCAGATGCTATCAAGGATTACTGGACAGCTACAGAAATTACTTCATCTAAGGCTGCTACAGATATTGTTGCTGCTTTCCGTAAAGTAACTAACGAAATCTACCGTGCTTCTTCAAAGCGCCCAACTCACATCATCGCAGGTTTCGATGTGTTCGAAGAGCTTGAAGCATTCTTACAGACAAAGGGTCAATACACAAACCCACAAGGTACTGCTGAAACTCGTTTCACTACCATCAAGTTTGGTAACCTTGAGGTTCGCCTCGACCCAGATTGCCAGGATGACCGTGCATACTTCATCAACCAGCCATCACTCCGTTTCGGATACTGTGCTGGAGAATTTATGAAGTCATTCCCAGCTGTTCCTCTAGAAGGAACTCTGGACACTGTTGTTCCTATCGCTTCAACCCTTCAGGTTGGCGTTGCGGAACGTAGAGCTAACGGTCTTCTTATTAGAACCGCTTAATCTACCAGATTGATTGGGAATCCCTCTAGCCTTCGGGTTAGGGGGGTTTTCATTTTCTCCCCACGAACGGCTAACAATGAAGATAACTATCGGAGGTCAAATTGGCTTATACAACTTATAATTTAACAGCACTAGGTGTTTATGTACGAAATCTAACTGGAGTGTTCTCCACAGATATTCTTACAAATGATATTCTATACGGATACATTAATGAGGCCTACTCTGACTTAAGTACCCAACAGGAATGGACCTGGTCCAATACTGCCTCTCCAGCTGCCGCTTTAGCTAGTGGTACAGATGCTCCTGCCTTCCCAGCACAATTCCATCCACTGCTTGCTTATAAAGCCGCTGCGGTTGTTTTAATAACCCAGGCTGATGATACTACAAGGGCTCAAGAATACCTTAGTATCTACAAGACAATGGTTGATGCTCTACGTCAAGATGATTTACAAATTGCTATTACTGGTGATGTTATTAACACTGGTGACTATACAGATTATTCTAAACTTGTAAAGTTCGTAAGACAGTTAACTAGTGTGTATGATGGAAGTATCTCAAATACATATATTGAAAATAAACTTAAAGATGAATACAAGATACTAGCAGATGCCTTTACTTGGTCTTGGACTTATAGTTCTGGTAACTTGAGTGCTATTGCGGAATATGCTAAGATACTTGCTTATGGTGCTTCTGCTAAAATAGCAGCTGAATTAGGATTACCTGAACAACTCACAAAAGCATATCTATTAGAGTATTCTGATATTCTTGATAGAATGAAGAGAGTAACTCTTTACACACTACAGACTGCTTCTCCAACTACACTTGCTCAACTAAGAGTTTATACTCGTTCATTGATGGGTAACTATAGCAAAGATATTCCAGATGTTCTTATTAACACTTGGTTAAATGAAGCATACACATTATTACAGAATCAAAGAGACTGGAAATGGTTACAGGTAGAAACAGAAGTAGCTGTCGCATCCGGAACTAGCGTTATTACTCTACCTGCCGGTGGCACTGGTAAGGTTATGGGTATATATGTAATCAATACAAATGGTTTAAGAATTGACCCTGTAACACAGAGACCAACACTTCACGATATTGATGATAACAATGATAAGTATTTCTTTAGTACTACACCTGCTGGAGTTATTACTATTGCTCCTACACCTACAGAAAACTTAACTGTTAGAATTCGTTATGTAAAGAATGGTGACTTAATGTCATCTGATGCTTCAACTACATTACTTGCTACACAGTTCGTTACTATCCTTGCTTATAGAGCAGCAATCAAGGGATATTTATTCGCACCTGATGCTAACAAAAAGATATTAGAGATATACATACAGCAAGAAAGAGATATGTTTGATGCGATTGTATCATACTATAACTTAGACCACAATACAGATGCTTTCCAGATAGGAATAAGAGGAGTAGAAGAACGCAAATACATCCCTTATTTTAGGGTGAACTAATGGCTAAGATATCCGTTAATGATTTCTCAGGTGGTATCCAGGAGTCCTACTCTCCAGATGACTTTAGTCCTAGACAGTCTGCTGTTCTAAAAGGTATTGTACCTAGTAACGATAGAACATTTGAATCTCAATGGGCTATACAAACTATTGGTAGCAGAACAGACTTTAATGCTGTATTCCCACTAGAAAGCCAATTCGGAACATACCTTGTTGGTATTACAACTGCTGGTGCTATCTACTGGTGTAAAGCCCCTCTTGATGCAGATATATATACTGCTGCTAACTCTACATCTTGGACTCAGATTACTACTGCTGAGAATAAAGGTTATTTAGCTGGAGCAACAAGTACACAGCCAGATATTAGTATTGAGAGCAATCCTGACTATAGATTCATTACAGGTTTGCCATTTGAGGTTTATAAGTATGTTAAAGCAGTTGAACAAGACCAGCAAACAATTGGTGGTTCTTCTGTATATGTTAAAGATAAATTCTGGTATGATAATCTAGAAGGAACAACAACACCTACTTCTATTGTATCTGGAGTATTAATTCACTGCCGTAGATTCTATGCTGGAACAACAACTAAAACACTTCAGTTTAAACCAACCCTAGTTGATTATAATAAGCAAGTTGCAATAGTATGTTATGTAGACCCACTTAACACTGGTGGTCCAGTAGTTAAAGCCGCAACATTCCCAAATATCCGTAGATGGCCTTGGTACTATACAGCAACTACAACTAATACAGCACAAGCAAACGTATCTCTTATTCAACCTTTTGTTGCTTCAGCAAAACACACAACTGGTACAGTACCAGCAGGTGGATTTACATCAGAGTACCCACACGCAGACTTTACAGGTCCTGATAAATGGCCTAAGTTCTATAACTTCTTCCACCCTTATACTTATCTTGATAAAGATAGCGCACTTAACCCTGGTTATGGATTTGTTCCAAGAGCCAATGTTGGTACTATGTGGGGTGGCTTGATGATTCTTGGTGATATGGAGTATATGAATGAACAACTTGCTATTGCTAAAGATGATAAAACATTAAAACCAGTACCAAGTAGCGCACTTCTAGGTTCAAGTAAGACTAATGCTGTACTAAGAGATAGTATTACCGCACCTCACAGAGGCTCATTCTATTACTCTGAAGGTGAAATGGATGTTTATGACCCACGTTCTGTTATTAGAGTAAGTGGTACTGATACTCGTATCGCTGGTATGCACGTTATTGATAACAGATTGATTTCTATTACAACATCAGGTAGTGAGAATGATGGAGTTATTGTTCTATCTGGTAACCTATCACAAATAAAATCTTATGAAACTGGAACAGCAAATCCTTTCGCTATAAGAAAACAAATATTAAAAGGCAATATAGGTGTAGCAGATTACACCGACACAGGAAACGGTCACACAACCCAGACCTGTCTATGGGCTGATGCCGGTTCTGTGCTGTTTATTGATAAACTGGGTGGGGTATTCTCTACTAATGGTCAAACAGTAAATAGAATTGATACTTACGGTCCAAAGCAACCAACAAGTTCAAGTTATCTTGACCACCCTGCTGCTGTTGGTAGATACGCATTTATATGGAGAAACAAAAGACTTATGTTATTCACAGGTCTTGGTGTATCAGACGGGCAACTATCAGGATGCTGGACAGAGATATCTCTACCATTTACTCCTTCATCAGAAAGCAATATTAAGTCTATGATTGGCTCAGGTAATAACCTTTATCTTGTTATAAACGGTAAAGCAACTAGATTCGCTCTTAATGGTCCAGTTGGAGAAAGAGGAAGAGCCGATAACGTTAAACTAGACTTAACAATATCAACTGCTTCAATAGGAATACCAGAACAGTTCACAAAGATTAACTGGGATAAGTTCGGTATTGGATTCCACACAACTGAAGGTTGCGATTTGAAGTCTATTACTATCAATGCTGGTCCTGCTCTACAATCAGGTGTGCCAACTCATACTCCTATAACTTCTACAAGAAGCTTTACTAGTGGATACCATAGCGTAGTAGTTCCTGCTGGTGTTGGTACTAGAACTATAGTATCAGCAACATATGTATTCCAAGGACAAGTAATATTAGAAGACTATACTTTCTGGTACAACGGTTCTACTTCAAATAAGGAAAAGACTAATGCCTAAGGATAGAAATTATCTAGATGTAAACACTGGCTTACTTCCAACTGAAGATGAAATCTACGCACAGAACGATAAAGGTATTAACATTACCGGTAGTGCTACTAACATTATTCCAGTTACAGTTACATCATACGCTGTAGCAACTAATACTGGTGCTGGTAATGATTCTACTGGGACTGGAGTTACTTTTACAAATGCTACTGGTTCTTACCTGACTCCGGGAGATGTTGTAGCAGTGGCAATACAGTCAACAGGAAACATAGCAGTTGCTATAATCTCAAGAGCGGGTGCTTTAACTCCTGGTGAAGTTCCACCTATTACTCTTGATACAAACTTCCCATTAGTTACTAGTACACTTACTTATCCTATTGCTCCTTATACAAATAATACAGAAAGACCTTACTTAGCATACGATTCAACTGGGTTATTTGGTTTAGGAACAGATGTTTTAATAGGTATATCTAGTGCAGCTACTAGCACTCAAGCATTAAATGGTGTAAATACACTATCTCCAGCAGTTTATAGTTTTGGAACAATAGGGGAAAGTAGTACAATTTCTTACAGATTATATTTAAATTATACAGGAACATTATTTTACTTAATTAGAACTGGTTCATCTGGTAATGATTTTAAATTATATTATAAAAATACATACTCCGATACTTGGCATTTAGTATCAAATACTACTACGGCAAGTAATACTTTAGTTTATGATTATGTAACAGGCTCACTCTGGTTTAAGTCTGATACAGTATTAAAAAAATGGCTATCAGGAGATACAGTAGAAAGCACTGTTACTACTTCTAAGAGTGATATAGTTCTAATTGCTGCTGGTAATAGTTATCTTATTGGAACTTCTGGTGGTAAAGTATGGCGAAAATCTTCTATTGATGATTCAGATTGGGTAGAGATTTACAGTGGTTCTATAACAGGTCTTACTTATGCTGTTGGTCCTCTTGGAGAACTATACTCTATATTAGAAACTTCATCAACTGTTAGAATAAATAGATATTATAATGGTTTATTAACTCAATATAATACGGGATTAGACTCCACTGGAGCTTTAACACCACTAGATATGGAAGTAGGGTCAAACGGTATAATATACTTCTTGATGTTAGCCACAGCAGACCAGATTGTAATAGCCGGTGCTCCAATAGGTTCTGCTTCTCAGTGGAATATTGCTCTATGTGGGGCATCTTTCAACTCAAGCACAAGTTGGCTATATGCTGATGTTAACTCAAATCAAAGCACAAACATAGCATACTCATTTGGTAACTCCCTACAACAACTTCCATACGGTAAGATGCTATTTGGAGCAGGCTATGGTGGGGGAGCATTAAGCCCAGCCTTCCTTGCGTATAAGCATTCAATCTAAACTCCCCACCGCGGGCTAACTAAGAGAGGTAAATATGGCAGATAACTGGAACAACCAATACAATACTGGCGGACAGCCAGCAAAAAGCCCTTCTATAAATGATTACCTTATGGGTGGTGGTAAGTCCCTACTCGATACTGCCGGAAATATGACAGGAGCAACAGCATCTTGGGGCTGGGGTGGACTATCTGGAGATGATAAAAGAGCAAAGGAAGCTAATAAAGTTTTTAATCCTAAAACTGGTAATTGGGAACAACCAAATATTTATAATCCATTTAAGGCAAATACTTGGGGATACTATGGTGACTATGTTAGAAATGCTTTACCTAATGCTCTTCTTCCAGCAGCCGCAGTATACGCAATGGGTAAATTTAGCCCAAGTATAGGAGCAGGTTTAAAAGGAGGAACTGCTGCATATGGAGAAAGTCTAGCAGCCGGTATGACTCCAGGATTTTCCTTAGCTCCAGCATTAACATCTGGCATTAAAATGGGATTAACAGATTTTGCTAAAAGTGGTTGGAAGAATCAAATACTTACAGGTGCTGGTAGTGTATTTGGATTACTAAACACTCTTAAAGAAGCAAACGCAAATGCTAATGAAAAGTACAAACCAAAAACTACTACTCCTTCTGCTCCAGTAAATCCATACGCTGCCGCTAATGCTGTAGATAAAAATATTGGTATTGGTTCTGATACCTTCTGGGAGACCTATAAGAAGGCAAACCCTAAAGGTGCTGCTGAGATGACTACTGAGTGGGATAAAGCAAAAGGACTTGGTTCTCCTAATTCTGACTTCTGGAAAGAGTGGGATAAAGCAAACCGTACACAAGCAGAGGCAAGACGAATTAGTAACATAACATTAGACCCAGAAACTGAAGCACTTTTCTCACAACAAAAAAGAAGTGTTGATGAGCATTATAATGATTTACTTAATCAGATAGATACTCAAAATGAGAATATTACAAAAGGCGCTGCTAATCAAGCAGGACAGATTAATAGAGGAACTACTGGAAGAAATCTAGACACCAGAGCGGCTTTAGCATCTCTTAATATGCTAGCATCACCAGGACAATACAATACAGCAGTTAACGCAAACATTGCTCAAGGAACAGGTGCGGTTACTAAAGTTAATGCTGAAGCAGCCGCGGCAAAAGCAGCTAATAAGCAGAAAGCTTCTGAGGCTGGTACATTACGTCAGGAAGATATGGATAAGATTGCTCTTGCTAAAACAATAGCATTAAACGCATTAAAAAAGAAAAACTCACTAGGACAAGGAGAATAACGTGGACCCACTAAAAAAGATAAAACTAGGTGCAGATGTAGGATTGGATTTAGTTAAAAAACTATTCGCCAAGCCTCTAAAGAGAGATGCCCTTGGAGAGATAATTCCTAAAACACCAAGTAAAGCAAAACAATTCTTTGACACTAGAGTAAATAATGCTAGAGATATTACTAAAATAACTGTTCCTTTGCTTGGTGCTGCTGGATTAGGAACAGGTATTTATAAACTAGCTACTCAGCCAGACCCCACTGTTTCTCCTACAGATATTAGGTTTATGACTCCTACTGAAACAATTGATAAAAATCTACAAAAGCAACAGGAGTTAATTAACCAAGCCTACGCACCAGATACAGCCTCTTATGATAGACTAGCACAGATGTACGCTGCTCTTGATATGTCAGGTAGAGATGCTTATAGCAATTTATCAAATGAATTAAGTACAGGTATGAACACAATGGCTACACCTGCTGATGCTAGTGCTGTTAATCAGTATTACGCAAAAGCTGCTGCCGAGGCAGATGCTATGAATGCTGCTCCTACTGGTAATATACAATCAGGTATTGTTCCTACCAGTGGAGATAACGCCGTAATGCCAGGACAGATAAGAGATGCTGGAACTGTTATGTCACAGTATTTAAAGAATCAGGCATATATGGATGCTGCTAATAGAGATGCTAGTATCTCAGATATAAATAGATTTGGACAGGGATACAGTCAGAATCTTGCTAGTGAGTTACAAGGTATGTTATTCAATGCTGATTTAAAAAATAATGCTGCTAAGAAAGATGCTCTTGCTCAGTTAGCAATGAATGCTGGATTAGAAAAGATGAATGCTGCTACAACACTTCCTGTGATACCAACACAGACAGATATTAATAGTATCTTAAATAAGGGTTGGAAGAAACTTAATACAAGTCAGAAGCAACAGACTTTAGCATCTATTATACCTGCTGCTACACTAACTGAATTACGTAAGACAATGTCAGACGACCAGATTTATGTTAACGCTATGTTAGGCAGAATCTAATGAATAAGGAATTAATTTATAGAGTCTTAACGGGGGTTTAATATGCCAATAAGTAATTATCTTACACCAGGATTTAGCTCCGGAGATAAAAATCTAGACAAGAAAAATAAAGCATTACTTGATGCTATAAACACCTATACAAAAAACACATCAGTCTTAACAACACTCGGTGATAAAGACCCTTCCAAAAAACCAGGCAAGGGATTCCTGACTTCAACCCTGTCTAAACTTGCTATACCGGGTAACATAATCCGTGCTGGGTTAATGGAAGCAACTGGTATGACTACTCCAGATTTAGAGAATGCTTCTGGTCTAGATGAATTCAAACAATTACTTACTGGAAAGATACAACCAGGGTTTGGTCAGACTCAACTACTTACTACTAACCCTGACGATAACCTTGCCACCAAGATTGTTAAGTATGGTACTTCACTTGTTGGAGACGTAGTTACAGACCCTATATCTTATGTAGGAGCACCAGGTGCTTTGTCTAGAGATGCCGCAGCGCAACTCCTAGTTCGCCATAGTTTAAGTGATACTTCAAAATTTGTAGAGAAATTAGCAGAATTAAGCCCTAATTCGACTGCTTTTATAGACGATTTGGCATCAAAATCACGTCAAGCCATTACCAATAGCAAAAGACAGGAACTTATACCTTCTGCTAACCCTGAGGGCCTCCTGACACAATCTAACGATATTCTCGCTAAGCAGTATGTTGCTAACCACCTTGCTGAAGGTCTTAAGGCTGGCGGTAGAAAAGAAGTTTTAACTAGACTTACCGACCTACTTGGCTCTAAGCAGGCCGCTCTACAGGCATTCAGTATCCTTCCTGAAGAGGTTAAGGGTGGAGTAGTTGTAACTAATATTTTAGGTAGACCAATCACCCAACCAAACGGTGAGTATATCCGTCTGACTCCAGGAACTGGTGAGTCTCTAGGTAAATTTGGTGAGGGTTTAAATAAATTAAGACTTGGTGCTTCTGTTCTTAAAGGACCTATCACTAGAAATATGGGTCAAGCAGGTGAGATACTTGCTAACGTAAATAAGAATCTTTGGAAGAACAATGGTAAAACTGGTGCTGATAGATTTATTGATTATGTAGGAACTAAAGATGCTTTCAGAATTGGTGGAAGAGTACTTGAGGAACTTCAAGGAGCTATAACTAGTGCTGTTTCTTTTGCTAACCACAATAAAGAATATGCTAGACAACTACCTAACTTTACAGATGAAGCATTTGATGCTACCTTTAGAAAAGCCTGGCATTCACCACTATCTATTAAGCCTAACGTAAGTGCTGTAGATAAACTTGCTATTGACGGTGCTAATGCTCTAAGAGAATCAATGAACGCTCTTCATAAAGAAATGAATGATATGGGTATTGAGGTTGGAGTTATTGGTGACCCAGAGACTTGGACTCCACTTGTATTAGATGAGGCATCTCTTAAAGCGCAAAAGGCAACAGAGCGTGGAAGAATGAATGGTTCAGAATACTCAACTAACTTTGGTCGTTTACGTTATATGTTCTTTGAACAGAATGCTAAAGAAGCAAGACAGAAAGGTTTCCAGGCTAAGATAAAAGTAAAGAACAAGGAAACTGGTGAGTACGAACTTGTAGATAATAAAGATGTTTACTATAACAATGCTCAGAGTGCTAATGAGATTGAAAAAGCACTAGACCCTAACACTACCGTTCACTATGAAGAAGACCCAGTAAAGGCATTCGTTGCCTATGCTAGTTCTGCTGCTAACCGTATGTCTGTAAAAAAGATTGTAGACGTTATGAACGAGTTCGGTACTATCATTAAGGATATACCAGCAATCAGAACAATTGTGGATGCTAAGACTGGTGCTAATCTTACTAAGTTAATGACTATCGCAGAGCCTGATATAAAGAAGTTCTATGATGAACAAATGGATGCGTATAACAAGCAACTTGATGCCGTAGTTAATCCTGATAAACTTAATGACCTTAAAACTGAGTTAACAGCAGCAAGAGATGCTTCTAAGGCTAGATACGATAATGCTGAAAAAGCAGTTGCTTCTGTTAGAGTTGAGAATGATAAGGCTTCTATTGAGTTAAGAAAAACTACACCTAACTTTGTAAAGTCATACAATCAGTTAAATAAATTTGAGAAGGATGTACTTGATGTATCTAATGCTTATAATGAAATGTCAAAGGTTGTTACTAGTGTAACTAAGGGTATTGCTAAACTCAAGGATGATGTAGATTTAAATACTGAACTTCTAAGATTATTAAAAGAAGAAGTATCTACTAACAAGAACAAAGAAGTTGTTTCTATTCTTAAAAAGAATATAGAGGAGATTAAGGCTTCTACTAAGACAAGTAAACTAGCTATAAATCCTGAAGAACTATTACTTGAATTAAGTACACAGTTGCGTGATACTGCCTTCATCTTAAGAGACCACAAGATTGCTGTTAAGGCTATTAATGAGGTTATGGATGCTACCTCTTATGCTAATGCTGTACAGAATAAAATAAACCAATTAGAAAAACTAAAGGCTGCTAAAGAAGAACTAACCGCACAGCGTAGAGAGTATAATAGAGTTTCTGTAAAGCAGGCTATTGAAGATGTAGACCAATTAGATTCAGTAGTTAATGACTTCTTAACTTCTAAAAAAGCATTTAATGAATATAAGTTTAACACAAAGTATTCAATAACAGACTTTAGGAAAAAACTTAAGGCTGAGTTAGATGATATAAGATACACTATTGACCCAGCTAAACTTACTGAACTAGAAGCAGATGTTGCTGCTAAGATAAAGAATGCGATTGAACTTAGAAACCTTAAACTAAAAGAACTTGAAACTGTTTATAAGGCTAAGAGACAGGGTATTAAAGACCTTCTTGGTTCTACAAGCAATAGACTTCTTGATAAGAAACTTGGTAACTATGTTAAGTATACAATCCTTGCTTCAGAAAGATTAAGTGATGATGAGTTCCAGGCATATAAGGTTCTATCATCTAGTAGCACTGTAGACAAGTTACTAGACAGTATTAATGACCCTAACATTCCTGATGATATCCGTAACCAGATATTCGGAGACCTTGTAAGAACCTTTGAGACCATTAGAACGGTTATGCCAGCAGAAGCATTTACTAGTGCTGATGAAGCTACTAAGTATATGTTATCTAAGAGAGGTATAGATAATATTAAGAAAGACATCTTTGATAGCAAGCAAAAGGCTTCAGAGTTTGGTCAGTATTTAGGTGCTGAAGGTATGCAGATTCTTAACCTTAATAAAGTTACTAGAGACTTCTTTGCTTCAAACGGTGTTGTAAAGATTATGGAAAATATGTATGGCATTAAAGCCAATCCTACACAATTTGAGAACTTTATTACTGACGTAATCGACCCATTACTTAACCTGTGGAAGTGGGTTGTAACTCTTGGTAGAGGTCCTGGGTTCGTTACTACTAACATTGCCGGTGGTTTATCTATGAACTTCGCAGCGGATGTTAAACTTATTTACCACAAGCAGGCTGCTGAGGACTTATGGCAGTTCCATAATACTGTTGCTAAACTTATGAAAACAAATCCTGAGCGTTCTTATCCTGAAAACGTTAAGGCTGCTGAAGAGATTCTATCTGAGATTAATCCTAGAATTAAAACTCACTTGAAAAAGTTCTTAGATTACGGTGGTATTGCTAATACAGAGTCTACTGCTACTATTAATATGCTTAAGAAGGCTGGCTTTGATGTTCCTGAAGCAGTATTCCAAGGTGGTGTAGCCAACCGTATTGTTTATAAGAATGCTCCTGCTAATGATGCTGAGGCTAAGTATCGTGAAGTAATTGACTTTATTCTATCTAACCCTGTATCAAGAGCCTTTACTGATATGGGTCAGTCTTCAGAATTGTTCCTTCGTTATGCTGCCTTCCTTGATGGTATGGCTAAGTATGGAGATGTTAATACTGCTATGGATAGAGTATACCTTCTACACTTCAACTATCAAGATTTATCTGGAGCAGAACAAAAGATAAGACGTTTAGTACCGTTCTATACTTGGACAAGAAACAACGTACCTGCTCAATTCAGATTGCTTATTATGAAGCCTGGAAAGATACAGAGATTTATGTACGCTAACCAGGAGTTCCAGAACCAGTTCAGTTCGGATGATGCCTGGATGCAACAGGTGCTTCCTGAGTTTATTGTTAATCAGGATGGATTTGCTTCTAGATTCAAGTTTGGTGGTAATAATATTGCTATGTTCTTGAAGTTACCTTATGAAGACCTTAACAGATTGTTTACACCAACTGGTATGCCTAAGTTACAGGAAATTGCTTCTATGCTTGGACCTGCTACAAAGACTCCTCTTGAGGTGGCAACTGGTACTAACCTATCTACAGGGCAGACTGCTAATCCAGCAGGTGAATCAGTGCCTGGATACTATAATATCTTTGCTCCACTAGGTTTAATTAAGTCTACAACTGATGGTGATACTAAGGCTAACAGTAAGTTAGTTAGATTTATGAATGATATATTCCCATTCTTAGGAACTGCTGAGAGAACAGCTGCCGCTGCCGCTACATTTATTCCTGGAACTCAACCAAATCTATTGTTCTCACAGAATCAACAGAATGCTGGGTTATCTAACCTTCTCAACGTAACTGGTATTGGTGGTGCTGGTGGGTTCTCTACTACTACTCTAACTCCTGCTACATTCAGTGCTGAGATTAATAAGCGTATTGCTAAACAACGCCCTATAATAAAAGACCTTGCTGCTTCTGGTAACTATGATACAGACTGGATTAGAAAGCAGTTAAGAATTGGCAAGACTCCACAAGAGATAGCAATAATGCTACAATCCGGACAGGGTCAAGTAACTGTCAATACTAATAATCCTACTGGTATCACACCAGAGGCTACTATAAAATACAAGAAATCATTGGGAATGTTATAACTCCCCATAGATGGCTAACTAAGAGAGGTAATTAATGGATATTCTAACCGCAATTCTAGGCACACTAGGCACAGCGATAGCTGCTGTCTTTACGTACCTGAAAACTAAGAAGGGTAAGACCCAGACTTATAACTATTTTAAAAGGTTATTCAATGTCGACCCAACTACTGAGGACCTACGCAACAGTTTAGATAATATATCTGCTGTCGTAGATGCCCAGGGTTCTAGTATTACTTATCTTACAGAGCAATTAGATATATATAAGACTCAACTAGAAGAGGCTAGAGAACAGTTGAAGGATATGGAAGCAATCCACAAGGAGAACCGTGCCCTTAGAGGTAGAGTTGCTGAGTTAGAGAATCAGGTTGCTAAACTTGAATCTGAACTTGCTAGACGTAAGAAGTATACAACTAAAGATAAGAGGGTTGAGGAATGAAAATACCATTTATTAAAGCCAAAAATTTCACTAAAGGTAGAGGTGGCAAGAAGGTAAAACTTATTGTTATCCATACTATGGAATCAGGAGAGCAGCCTAATAAGGCAAAGCAAGTAGCCCAGTGGTTCGCTGGTAAAACCGCACCTGATGCCTCTGCTCATTACTGCATCGATGACAAGTATATTGTCTCTGCGGTTGACGAGAAAGACACTGCTTGGGCTTGTGCTCAGGGAGATACTAATAGAACTTCAATCTCTATTGAACTTGCTGGGAAAGCATCTCAGACAAAGACTCAGTGGAATGATAAGTATAGCGCTGCTATGCTAGAACTAACTGCTAAACTTGTAGCAGAGTTATGTATAAAATATGATATTCCTGTTAAGAAATTAACCCCTAACCAAGTTCGAACTGGTTCAGGTATTATAGGTCACGTTGACGTGACTCTCGGTTACAGGATACAAGGGGGGCATACCGACCCTGGTAAGAACTTCCCTTGGAAAGACTTTATCGCCAAGGTACAGTCTAACTACGATTTACTGGGAGGTAAATAATTATGGCATTCACATACCCGCCAACTGGCAGTAGCTCTGCTAGTGGCAACGACAAAACAATTAACTTAATCACAGGAGCACCAGCAGGTTATTACTCTCCAAAGGGTGATACTAACTATAATACCAATTATTGGGATAGGCAAAATGTTACTATGATACCTTTTATCTTTAATAAAGACTTCTCATTTACAGATTGGGGAGTAGTTGCTAGGGATTGGGCATCAGCTGGAGCAGGCTTTGTTACTAATGGTGGAAAAATAGAGTGTGCTCTTTATAATAGCGATGCTAATACATACGCTCCTACTACATTAAACACTGCTCTAGGTGTTATTAACGTACCTGGTACTGACCCAGCTCCAGGTGGTTCACCGATTTATTTCTTAAACAAAACAATAACTACTCCTCTAACACTAACTGCTAACACAGTATACTGGGTAGCTGTAAGAACCGCAATCAATAATGGTTCTGGTGGTTATGTTGCTGGTGAGGCTCTTAACATACAGGCATTAAAGAACTCTGGTGTTGGGGTATCACAATCACATCCTATAGCAGTAGATTCTTGGGGTTATAGTGGTGGTTCTAAAGGTGCTATCTCTGATGGTGCTAATAGTTTTGCTGTATCAGTTGGTTCTTGGGTAGCATCTCACGATGGTCTTGCTCCCTTCGTATCACTAGCAGCAGCAGATATGGTCTACGTAACACAAGGCTACGCAGTACACTTGAAAGGAGTGGTGGCATAATGAAACAAACAGAAAAGATAGTTATAATTAATACTGATGCCGAAGGCAATCAAACAGTAGAAGTTATTGAGGTGGGAGAATGATACTAGCAGCTAACACCCCAACTAACTCAGGGTTCTCAGGAACTCAACAGCCTATCATCCAGAACCTTGGACCAGGTAACTTATATATTGGTACATCAAGTACTAACCTATCTACTACAGGATTATACCTACCAGCTGGTGCTGTGTATGAATTTCCTGCTACTCTATTAGAAGGTGCTGCGGCTCTCTGGCTTGAAGCCGATGCTCCTGATACTGACGTGAGAGTAATTAACGTAGGTTAATTATGCCATTAAATTACTATCCAGACTATTCATCGACACCACCTTCATTATATTGTGGTTCATTTGAAAGTAATGAATCACAAACTAATGCTGGTTCTACTTCAGCAAATCTAATTACATTCAACAATACTACAACATCAGTAGGTGTAACATTAGTAGATGGGTCTAAAATAACTTATGCGCATACTGGTAAGTACTTATTCAACCTACTAGGTCAATTTGCTTTTACTGGTGGTGCTAGCGATTATTCTGTAGTTGTATGGGCAGTAAAGAATGGAACTATTGTTCCTAATTCTAGCCGTTCTTTTACTACAACTAGTGCTCAAAATTCTCAAACATTAGCAAATATGGAAGACATATATGCTATAAATGCTGGAGATTATCTTCAATTTTATTGGAGAGCAGTAGCAACTGGTATGGCTTTGACTCCTGTAGCAGCAGGTTCTAACCCAACTAGACCAGCAGGAACAAGTACAGTAATAAATACTTGGAATGTAGGGTAAAACAGTATAATGGACGACAGGGACAGAATGAATACGGTACTTGACCAGATGTCTTCTGTTCAAAAAGAAAACAAAGAGTTAAAAGCATATATAGAAATACTAGAGAAAATGTTAGGAGCACATCTATTATGAAAAACCCAATTAATAATGCAGACGACCTAGGAGATATTATTAGGAAATCTATGGACGAGGTAACTGCTATAGCTCGTAAAGTCCATAAGACTACCGGGCAAAACGCTACTAAGGAAGGTAAACTATTCACAAAGAATACAGACCCTAACTGGAGTGTTGCTACTAGAGATGCGAAAACAGGTAAAATTACTCATCAAGTAGATAAAAATCAACTAGGAGGCAAGTCACCAGATAGAACTGCTAACCAAGTAGAAGGAAGTAAAAAGGGTGGCAAGAAAAAAGCAAAAAACCAAAGAAAGAAATTTAAAGAAAATGTTAATCCTATTGTTAAGAAAACTGCTAATGCTAGCTTTAGTCACGGTAACTTAACTGGTAGAGAGACTGGTAAGGCTTTGGGTCGTAGCGATGCTATAGAAGAAGTAAAACCAGTACTTAAGAAAAAAGATAAAACAATTAAAATACTAAAGACTACAACTAAGATTATAACTCCTATTGGTTTACTTGCTGTAGCTGATGATGCAAAACAACGTAGAGATAAGAATAAGATAAAGAAACAATACGAAGAGTTACTTAAAAAATATAACGCTAAGTAAGAAGGGAGTATACTATGAAGAAGAAAAAGAATACCGCAAAGGTTAACAAGGTTATGCACGAGTATAAGACTGGTACTCTCCACTCCGGTAAGGGCGGACCTGTTGTAAAGAACCGTAAGCAGGCTATCGCTATTGCCCTGTCTGAACAGGCTAAAGCCGATGCGTTAAAGAAGATGGCGGGATAATAATGAATAGTCTTGAACTAGCAGCCAAAGCAGGCAAGCAGTTTAGTAAGATAATGAAGAGCACCGTTAACCCGAAAGAGGTCGGTGTTATTTCGGATGCCGCTAAACAGGCTGGGCTGGATGCTATCAAGACTCGTAATATTTTTTCTAATGGTATGACTCGTAAAGAATACGTTGATGATATACATAATACTATTAATACTGTAAAGCCTGGCAGTAATATGAAACCAGAAACAGTTACTAAACTAGAAGATTTGCTTGGCTCTCTACACCCAAATGTAAAAAATACTCTTATGAATACTGATAAGATTCAAACTGCTAAGAAGATTGCTAATATCATTGAGAACAATCCAACACTCTCAGCAACTGATGTAGGTAACGTTTTAAATAAGCATCTTAATAAGGCTCATACTGTTGGTAAATTCTCACACCGCTACCTAACTCATATTGTTAATACCCCTACTGCCAATAGAGCACAACTCCACAAGGCTGTAGATGTTCTTACTTCTGTTAAGAAAGAAAAAATACGTAACTCTAAAAAACAACTTATAAAAGTTATCGAGTCTCCCAACATAACTGCTAAGCAATTAAAGAAACTATTCCCCGCTGTAAAGATTGAAGCCACTTCCAAGTCTGCTGTTAAATACTCTATGAGACACACAGTCAATCCAACTGAATGGCACAAGAGCCAGGCTATTGACCTGTATGTTACCGAAATCCGGAAGTATGCCCGTAGATTAAAGGACGATACTAGCAGGGGCGCATTCTGGAATGCTATTAATGCTGAGTTAAAGAACCCTACTGGTAAGAATATTGCTGGTATATTTAAAGAGGCAAAGGGTGGGATTAATGGCTAATGCTACAGAACTAGCTATGAAGATACTAGCAAAGGGCGGAGATGTTCTTCATCCTTCTGTTCAACGTGCTTTAAATCCTGTTGATACATATCATCAAGACATTCTTACAGCAATTAATAGTCTTTTTAATTCTAAAAATCAAGCAAGACTTGGTGGTAGAGAAGGTATTGCTGAAGTTCTTAGAAAAAATAAAAAAATAAGTGAATATGCTGATAAGTATTCCGGTGTGATTAATAGAAACTATTTAGAACCAAAACTTGATACATCTCCTACTGATTATATTAAAAATTCTTTTTGGTATAACTCAGGAGACTTTCCACAAAACATATCAGAACTTGCTGCTTTAGAAAGAATGGGTGTACCTAAATCAGATTTAGCTGCTGTACATAGACTCAATCAATTATCTTTAGAGTCACAATATCCTTGGTATAATCACGGTTTAGTAGATGTTAATAATCCGAAAATGCTTAACCCTGATACTATTGCTCAAAAACCTTTACTAGCAAATACTAAAAAGTTTTCTTCTATGTTAAGAGAACTTAATCCAGCACAAAGAGAAATATTTAATCAGTTACTATCAGACTTTGATTCTACATCTTCTATATCACCAGAGGATTTATTAATGATAGCGAAGAAATTATAATGAGTACCCCAAGAGAACAGGCTTTACTACGTATGGCTGGAGTATCCGGATTCAACCAGCCTACTGGGCAGATAAGGTAAAGTGGTAATATGAAACAAGATAATTTTATTAAGGTTGTTTCTAGTATCCGTAAAGTAGGAATACCTAATGATGTTCAGGAGATTGCTAAAACTTTTATTAACAAGGATAAGATGGACCAAGGTGAAGCACTAGCTGCTGCTTTTAAATTATCTAATGTAGAACCTAACAGTGTTCAGAAGTATGCTATTGATATACTAGCTAATCCTCAAGCATATAATTATGGAAGTTTGGTATATGGTTATCCTAGAGCATTAGCAAATAGTCGTGGTGTAATTAACGCAATGGAAACTAATTCTAATTTTACTATAAAAAAACTTCCTCTTATGAACCTAATGAAGGATTACGATAAAATAAAAATGGCAAAGAGAGATTTATCTGCTAGAGGAAATACAGTTAAACAAACAAAGATACTTGAAGCACTAGGATTAATAGAGCGGTAATATGAAACCTATTAATAAAGAAGCACTATCTAGAATTGGTAAAGATATGGTTAAAGTATATAGAGGTTTATCTGATACTGAAGCCGTAGATTTAGCAAAACCACTAGGTGTTCACTGGACTACTGATATAAATGTTGCTCGCAATTTTACAGGTTCTGGACCACTTAAAAATAAAAAAACTATTATTATTGAAGCACACGTAAATAAGAATGATATAGAAAAAGGTCCTGAAAGATTCTCTTTATTACAAAGTAGAGACTATAGAAAACACGAAAAAGAAGTTGCTATTAAACCAGGAAGTAAATTAAAGGTAGTACAGGTTATAAGAGAGATTGGAAAAGAATCAGGTCCTTATACAAATGTTCCTGCTAAACATCCTCTATTTGAAGATACACTTCCAGAAGGTGGTAAAGTTAGAATTAATCCAGGAGTTAGAGTAAGAAAGAGAACTAGAAAATTTCCTTATCCTAAAACAATATCTATTGATTAAAAAGAAAAAACCCCACCAGTTACGGCGGGGCTTCTTCCTGCTTGTCTGTTAGCCGAGATGCATCTGGATAGCAACTAAGTTATTAACTACTACTCCAGTATATAGGACTACAATGGTAGCACCGAATAGGGGGCGCTTCCAGCAAGTCCAGATAAGAAATGCTACTGCTGCTAATTTAAGTTCTAAGAATGCGTCCCAGCCGTGCTTCTCGATGAACCTACCCATAATAGAGTTGGCTTCGGTTGCGCCGGCAATGGTGAGTCCTAGTTTAGTTGTGAGGTAGTCTGCTACCTGTGTGAATAGAATACCAAAAGATAGTATTACAGAGACCTTTGGGTCTGCGGTTATATCTCGTGTGGGTTTTAGTGTAAAGAAGTGTCTAGCATATTTTTTTAGTGTGATTGTTAACATAGTGAATACCTCCTCAGGTGATTAGTTATTATGTTATTTAATACTATAGGGGCAAAGCAAAAACTCCCAACAAGAAAAGGAAATAACTTGTTGAGAGCCTTGGCTACCGCGAGGAGGCGGATTATTCACCGGAGTGAAATTTATTTTTTATCTTTAGGTAGAACTGAATCTACTACTGCCTCTACGTTCTTTGCTGTCTTAGCATCTACATAACCTTGTGCTACGATATACGCTATAGCGGTTGCTACTGCTGCTGTATATTCTTTAGCGGCAACTGCTGCTCCAATAGTTAATATAGCTATAATCAACTTGCGTGATAAGAATTTATTCATTAGTTTCTCCTTCCTCTGGTATAGTTGTTTCTCCAGAAAGTAATCTCTGGACTTCTTCGTGTGACTGAGCCACATACATTTGAAGAGCCAACTCAAAACGGGCTACAATCTCTCCACAGAAATTTGCTGTCTTCTTCTTTATCTTACTGTCAGTGCGACCTGAGAATTTTAAAACTTGTTCTGCAACTGCAGGAATTACTTCTGTTGCGTTATCTACGGATAGTTGCAGTGCGTTTTGTAGGATATACATATTAGCATCTAACTCTGTGATAACTTTAATAAGAGACTCGCTATCTTCTAGAGACAGGGCTTCTTTATTACTTATCTTATCGGCTATTACTTTAAACTCTTCTTGTGTTAGCATTATTATTCCTTTTCTATTGATGTTGTTATTGTGCTATCATCTACTGTAGGAGCATATGGATTGTGACCTAGTAAAGATAGGTAATCTTCCCAACTAATTACTACTACAATTCTCTCGTTCTCTACTGGCTGTCTGTTCTTTGCACCTGCAACTTTTACAAGTCGCTTCCATACTACTGCAACTTTACTGCCACCAGCCTTCTTACGGGCCTTACCCAGGGTCTGCTGGACGTTAAGGGTCTGTCGGGCTTTGGCTTCTATAACCCAACGCTCTCCATTATGGAAGAACTCTACATCTCCTTCATCACCAGAGCCACCTTCTGGAAGTCTACGGCTATCTACTCCTACTGCCTTAAACTCATTAACAATCCAAGACTCGTGCGTAGTTCCCTGTGCTTTCGCTTTACTCATCTTCATTCTCCTGTGTGTGATTACAACTAATACATATAAATAAAGAACTACCTCTTAGTTCATTCATTGGCATACCACATTGTTTACATTTCATTCGCTCTCCCCTTCTAGGACTTTTTCATATGTTAAGATATAACCAATAGCGTCAACTAGGTTATCTCTCTTTGGTGCGTGTAATTCTCTTGCTATCTTTACTTGAACCATACACAGTGCGACCTGTGCTGGTGTAACAGGGACTCCCAGGATAACAGACCATAAGTCTGCCGTCAACTGGAAGTTCCTGCTAGGGTGACCATAGGCTTTACCTCTATCACCGTTCACTAATCTATCGGCTTCTTGAGCAATTGTTTCTTTACTCATTAGCTAACTTCTTAACTGTTATAACTAGTTCATCAAATGTTCCATAGTAACCATCTCTGATTAACTGTGTTGCTATTTCTTTTTCAGTATCATCAAGTTGGAAGTCTGATAACTTATATATTTTCATATGGTCTCTATCCAGAATGACATCGTTGTCAGAAGATAAGATATAGTTATCATCAGCGTAGTATGGGTCTACTCCTTCAGAATCTGTATTCAGCATTCTTTTAATAGTAATAGCATACTCACTTGTATCTTGAGGGAACTTAATAGCTCCTCTTACTTTTCTTTCTTTTGTCATTGCGTTGCCTCTTTCAAAGGGTTTGTCTTAGGACCATACGGCCATTCAGATTTGGAATCTAGAATAAACTTTACTGTTGCTGGGTTGTCTCTAAAGACAATCCTTAACCAGGTTGATAATGTTCTTACCACAGTCTCTTCTACCAGAACCTCACTGTGCTCTATTCCTGCTTCGTGCCATATAGCGTGAAGTATTTCGTGGAGTAAAGTATCAGAAGCACCTTGATGCATTTGATTAGGAGATAAGTAAATAGTCTGGTGTTCAAATACACAAGCACCGTACTGGTCTGCTACATCTTCGGGCAACATCTTAACTGAATAATCTATTGGACCGATTTTAATCTTCTTAATCATTTGAACTCCTTATCTCTGATATACCGTTTAGTACTGATAGTATTTTATCCGGTGAAGTTACTTTTTTAATATCTTCTGAGTCTTGTGGAATCATATTACTAACTAAAGATGCCAGCCACACTGTGTCTGTAAGTCTTTTACGCAATAGTCCTATGCCTTTATCTGCTCTGGCTTTGACCGTCTTATGGTCAACTCCGATTGTCTTAGCAGCGGAACGGTATGATATACCGGCTAGGTACGTAAGTCTTACAGCCTCCTCTAAATGTGGTGGCAACTCTTCTAATATCTTATCTAGGACTATCTGGAGTGTAGTCTGTCCTTCTTCTATTTCAAAGTAGACATCATAAGTTACTAGTTTAGACAGGATAGGACCAATGGAATCAATTGTCTGTGGGTCAAAGAGCCACTTGTGTGATTTACCACCTGTCTGATAAGCATACTGTGTCATTAGAGTATCTTCTCTCCATCATCTAGGCACAAGAACGTTACTATCTTATCTATCTTATCGCCACTTCCGAAGTCTGTATTTCTTGGTAGCCATTTCTTTTCCCATTTGTAATTAGATACAATCGGGCTAAGTTCAAACACCCACATACCTTTAGGAGTCCAGTTAATATACAGTGGAGTATATCCTAGTTCCGATGCGTTGTCAATAAGGAAGTTATACTTCTTTTCCTCTAACAACAAAGTATCATAGTGTGTTCGTCTTGATTTTAGTTCGATGTATAGTTTGTGTATGTGTGATAAACAATCGTATCCATCTGTACTGTTTGGTGATTTCTCTAAGTCAACGTAAGTTAACCTCAAGTGGTCTAGCATTTCTTTCTCGTTCATCCGTTACTTCCCTTCGTAGGTAAAACATCAATTAGAATGGATTGTCTCTATCCTTAATTGCTTTCTGTATGTAGTACTCTTTATCTCTAGCCGGGGCTTGAGGGTTGTACCCTATACCACCGTCGATGCTAGCCTTCTGTAATACCACTGAATGACCAAACTGTTTTACAGAATATCGTAACTGTTTAAACGGTTCTCCATCTTTCATTTTCTTACAACTTACTGTTACTATACCATCAAACTCATTGTTAATCATCTGAATGGTGGTATCTGTTGCTCCGCGTAGAGCGGTTGAACCACGTTCTCTTGAACCGTCAGCACCAGTGTGGTGGATGATGATTGGAGAAGCGCCGGTCTTTGCTCTTACAGTCTCACAAATATTAATTGCCACACCTACATCTTGTGCAGAGTTTTCATCTCCACCTGTAAGTGAACGAGCCCAAGTATCAATAATAAATGCTCGTAGTGGTGCTTCATCATTGAATGATTCAGCGGTATTAATAAGCATCTGTGATTCAGTCTTATCTAAAAGCATTACTGCTCTAGGTAGAATGATTAAGTTTTCCTCAAGTGCTTTAACATCTACTTCAGGATTTGCTAACTTAAGTGCTTCGATTCTCCACTTCATACCACGTAGACCTTCACCTACACAGTAGATTACTTTGCCTTTCTTTACTTCGTTACCGTCGAATGGTAATCCAGAAGCAATAGAGAACGCAACCTTTAAAGCCCAGAATGATTTAGTAGAACCCGGTGCTCCGAATATTGTAGTCATCGCATCTGCTGGAAGGATTCCGTTAATAATCCATTCAGGGTCTGGCAGGTTGTCTAGGTCGTCTAGAGATAGGGTTCTGAACTGTGGGGCTGCTGCTGCAGCTTCTGGGTCTTTTATCCTTCTCTTCTGTTCTACTGGCTTGTCTTCGGTCCAGCCTAATGCAGGCTCTTCCTCGTCTAGGAACTCGTTTAATGATTGTAATCCAACCTTTCTTTCTCCTATAACATTTCCATTTTCATCGTACATTAACTCCATTTGGTTACCTTCTTCCTTTTCTCTTGTATTTTATTGTAAGTCTTTGGGGTCAAATTTAAAACTGACTACTACTTCATTTGGTAGTTCGTCATTGCTTAGCCAAGTAATCTCGTATCCGGCTGTTAACCATAGATAAGAGTTTACTAACTTCTCAGATAGGATTTGCATCTTGTCTGCTATTTCTTCTTCGTATAAACCTTCTTCATATTCCGGAACTAACTTAATAATATCTGTGTCAAACATAGCTCTCAATGTGAGAAGTGCTGCTGTCATAAAAAAGTTTAAGTGTTCAGTATTATGTTGATATCTATCTAGTAAGACTTTGTATACTGCTTGAAACTCATCGCCACCTAAGTCCGTATCATTTACGATAGAACTTTCTTTAGCGTGTTCCCAAGCATTCTCTTCCGCTTCTTCAAGCGAACGTGTTATATCTAACTCACTCACAACGTGAATGGTTACGTAATCTGATTTATCTTTTTCCATAATACCCTCCAATTAAAACC